CAGTATTGACCCCTACGAGTTCAAAACCCCGGGAGGACCCGCGGTTATTTCCGGGAGGTTTATTGAACCGATGCTGATCAGATGACGCAGATCCGTGAGCGCATCGTACAAAAGGGAAAGACAATTCGTTGCGATCGTCCATCGCTCTTTCGTTTTCGGCGTGCAAGCTTTGGTGAGTCCTGGCTCAAAGACCAGGGCGGGCATACCATCGGACAAGACGAGCTTGATCCCCTGATCAGGATTGGATTTCAGATACTCAGAAAGACGAACGACCGGAGCGCTGTCCTTCCAGTCCCGAAGTCCTGGATCGCCGCTTCCGTTTTCGACCTTGACATCAACAACAACGAGTTCTTTTTCCTTGGCAAGTGGATCGTACTTATTAAAATTCATGGCTTCCTCCTATGGTCAGGGTGGTCAGGGTTGGTCAGGGTGAACGGTCAGGGTGAATCCGTAATGATTCCGTGAATGGTCAGGGTGGTCAGGGTACTTTTTTATAAAATCAAAATTAAGGATAAAAGAAGAAAACAAGAAATAAAGAATATAGATATAGATTCCTTCACACATGTGCGATATGTGAGTTTTTGCCCTGACCACCCTGACCACGGGTATATTTCTTAATGATATCGGGTTAAAAGTGGTCACGGTCCGCCCTGACCACCCCTGACCACCCCTTGACCGGATCGTGCGGTAGATGCCATATTGGCAGGTAGATTGACACAAGGGACAGGGGGGCGCGGGTAGAAGGGAAATGAGGCACGCATCACTTAACATCATACGCTCCTCCGGAATGGTCTTTTCCATGGATCATCACCACGCGCGACCTCATCTTGAAATAGCGATAGGAAATGGCTTTCAAGATGTTCAAACATTTGCTTCGTGGCGCAATCGGATCTGACGCACGTCTTGAAACTCGGACCATACGAACACGCTTCGCATTGAGTCGTTCCTGGAATAGGCATCAAGACACCTCCAGCAGGGCGCTTCTTAGTTTATCAAGATCGTCCGGGCCGTAGATGCCGTCAGCGAAACCGTACATGTTCTCGAAATAACCGGGCGGGAAATCTCCCCAGATAAAGAACTTTTTCCCGCTTCCCTTGGCGTATCCGCCTTCAAGATGGGATGAATTACCGCAGGGGAAGATCATCACGACGGCATCACACCAATCGATAAATTTCTTATCCTCTTCGAACGCGCGGCGCGCTTCCGGAAGTGAAAGGAAAGAAAAAACGTTTGCTTCCTTTATGTCAGCAAAATGATCGGTCCACCGGAAGCAGTAGCGGCCCGTTGACTCGTCGCAGAAACAATCAACTTCGTGACCGTCAACCCGCAACAGGTCGGCGGTAAGCTTCGCAAGGAACTCATTTCTCCAGGAAGTGGCAATATAGATCTTCATCGAAGCGCCTTCTTTGCCTGTTTATAGTCCGCCCGGCGGCCAACACAAAACACCTCACCGGTCTTCCTATCTATGGCGTAACGTCTTTGCTTCAGCGAGATGTCTCCGTAAATTTGTCTTCTTATTTTTTTTGCCTTCAGTCCTCTCATGGCTCCCTCCATTAATTATTTCCTGTCACATACAGCGTCAGCAGGTACTCATCGTGCGCTGCAGGCGTCAATTTCAAACCAGTTGACTCTCCGTATGGAACCATTCGGCCGGTTGCCTTGTCCCACTTGCAATAGGCTGCGGATGTCACAAGTGTCGGATCACCACAGAGCGCCTGGGCCACGTCGATGTGGTTGATCGACTCATGGAAGAGGACCGGGAAACAGCCTTCGATCATGATGTATTTCATCGCTGTGGGCTCCTCCAAAGATTCTTTATCTTCTCGTTCTCAATAAATTGGTCTTTGAGCAGACGATAAACGACAAAATCAATCGCTTCGGGGTAGACAAGGGAATAGAAGGCACAGACCAGATAACAACAGAATCCATGTAAACGTTTTTGAAGCCGTGATTTCTTAGTCCACGCGTTATTTGGATTTAAATTAAGTGTTTCCATCATGACTTTGTTCCCTCATTGAATCCACCCACGATCCCGATCCCGCGGAGTTTTGTCTCCCGGGCGCCGTTGACCCTGGGGCGGTATAGTTTCAGGTTGTGAACGGCCGTGTAGAGCTCACGGAAGAAGTTTTCTTTATTGACGGGCATGTACCCGTTCTTCCCGCAGTATTCGCGGTAATCCTTGTAAATGTCGGACTTGGAGACTTCCTTGTCCTCGCCGATCACGCATTCATCCTCGACATAGCAGAGGATCGGGTTGTTCGACCGGCGGTAACCCATAAGCAGATCCCGAGTCTCTTCGCAGTCGGTAAACCGTTTATTCTCGGTCAAGCGTTTCAATCCGCAAAGCGCCCAGAAGAATATCTCGGATCTTTCTTCCGTCAGTTTATCCAGGAGATCAGGGTCCCGATCGGGATCACCCTCAAGGAACTGATGCTTGAATTGGATGGGCAGCAGGCGCCGGAAGTAGCCGTCGCTGTTATCCTTGACACGGGGCAGCATGTTGCCGGCGAATATAAGCTTGCAATATGGCGAGAAGGTGAAGGCGTCTCGATGTTTGAAAGCCGCGTTGATCGGATCGCCGGAGGTAATCGCCTTGAAATAAGGGCTCTCAATCGCCTGGTTCCCGATCTGGGTCGAGATGTTCAGGAGTTTGTTATAGAGTGACGATCGATGGAATTCATTATCGAGATCCGCAAAGCTGACGGCGGCGCAATTTTCCCCGCCGATGATTTCCTTCAGGACCTTCATAAACGTGCTTTTTCCGTCGGAGCCGGGGCCGAGAAGAAAGAGACATTTCTCGAACTTCGTATGCCTGGCCACACAATACCCTGCAAACTCCTGGAGCTGGGCGATAGCCTCCTTTGTCTTGATGGCCTGATCGAGGTACGCCTCAAAACGGGTGCAACGCTTGGTCGATTCAGGGTCAAGGGCGACGGGCAGGGTATGGGTACAATAGAAATCCTTGTCGTGCGGCTTCATATCGAACGTCATGAAATTCAGCATTCCGTTTTGCAGACAGATCCAATCGTCCTTATCGTTAACCTTCCGGCCGTGCGGTATGGTGGCCAGCATCTTGACCTGGTAGACGGCATCCTCCACGCGGCTCTTTTGCGCCTCGTTCTCCATGTAGCGGATGGCAATGGACTTGATGTGGTCCTCGTCGAACGGCTCCCAAAACTTATCGTTCCACCGGTACAGGATCCCCGTTTCCGGATCCGAGAGCAGGGAGTATTCAGATAGGATCTTCTCCGCCAGAAGGCGCGGCTTAAAAGAAAAGCGTTTGTTAATGCCGTACTCAAAGAACTGCAGCAGGGGATTCTCCGCCGGATCCGCCGGGGGCGGACTAGGGGGCGGGTCGGCCTGCTTGTGAAGAGCGGCGTCTTTTAAAAGATCCTGAAACTCGGAAATGGTTCGCTCATGCCGAACAAAGAAATCCGTCAAGTCGTCGCCGTGATCCTTTGGAAAAGCACCGGAGGCGTCTCGTCCCATAAAGGCCGGCCATTCTACAAGCCTGATCGATTTAGCCGTCCCCGAAAGCGACTCAGCGGCATAGCGGGCATATTTCTGACCAGGCTCATCGGCGTCATAGGCAATGACGACGTCGCGTCCCTTAAAAGGCGCACGCTGTTCTTCCGGCCAATTCTTGAGCTTCGATGTCTGGGTGATCGCGTTGTAGTCATGTGAGAGCGCACAGAGCGTATCCGATTCACCCTCGCACAGAATGACCGTTCCTTCCGATAGCGGTTTTGCAGGAAACAACCGTGCCCGGCCGGTCGATTTGGCCCAGGAGATGATCTTGTGTTGCTTCGCCCCTGGTTTATACAGGCGAATATTGACGAGCCCTCCGGATTCATCGCGGACCGGAATGGCGATTCTCTCAGGAAGCTGGATCTCTGACAGGCCGCCCTTCTTATTCAGGTAACACGTCTGCAGGCGGAGATCCATGATCTCCATCCACTTGCGAGACCATCCACGCTCCCGCTCCAGGCGTTCCAACCATATCTCCGGAAGGGGAGCAAACCGCTCCCAGGCGACCCGCATTTGCTCGATCGCCGTTTCATGACTTACAGGTTCCGCGCCGCCCGCTCCCCCCTCCTGCGCCGCCGCGCCTCGACGTTTCTGTCTCTCTCCAGGAGAAATGGCGAATTTCTCACAAAACGCCTTAAATCCTACTTTCTGCCCGAATCCGTTGATCTCGGACCAAAGGCGCAGCAGATCCCCGCCGGCGCCACAGGACAGGCAATTGTACGTGTCTTTTTTGTAATTATAGGCAAAGGAGGGGTTTGATTCCTGATGAATGGGGCAGAGCCCGAGAAGCTCGCCGCGGGAGCTGTCGACGTCAGTGACTGTAAAAAGCTCCCGGGCAATCGAGATGCGATCTTGCTCAGAAAGATGCTGGAGAGCTATACCCATGAGCACCTCGCTTTGGAGGTGCTCATGTTATAAGCATACAAACAGATGGGATAACAATATGGAATTTTTAACGTATTTATGACAAGCAGATAACTTTTAATCAGTTGGTCGCGGGTCCGATTCCCGCACGGCCCACCATTTATCAAGGGGTTAGACATTCTGCCTAGCCCCTTTTTTTCTGCTTGTCTGCTTACTATCTGCTTACGCATTTTTATCACCGAATGTCCTGTTAATCGCACTCTGCTGATTCACCAGCGATACATGGGTATAAATCGTCGTTGTTGTGATGGACTCATGCCCGAGCATCTCCTGGATGGTTCGGAGATCGACTCCTGCGTCCAGGTTGTGGGTCGCGAAACTGTGCCGGAGCATGTGCGGCGTCACTCTCTTTGTAATCCCGGCTTTCTGCATTGCGTGCCGGAGTGGGGCCCGGATATCAGTCAGGACACCCGTTCCCTTTGTCTTGACTCTGGACGGGAAGCACAATCCCCCCACGGGGCGGCTTTCGATCCAATTCTTGATCATCTGCGTCAATTTCGGTGACATCGACACAATACGCGTTTTCCCCCCCTTGCCCTTCACTCTAAGGAAGTCCGGATTAAAATGAACATCCTGCGTCCGGAGGTTCCTGGCCTCTGCTGATCTTAGTCCGGTATGGTAAAGACAATAATAAAGGATCCTATGTTTTGGACCCATATTATCAAGTATCGTGTCCAGTTCTTCCTTTGATAATACCTCTGGCAACGGCCGACGATAGGGCAGGGGCTTCATTTTTCCGTTCGGTTCATTGCAATACCTCCGGCCAGGATCTGATCCGAAAGTGATCAGGGATTTCAGGCACAGGATTTCAAGGTTGATTTCACGGTTGATCTTCCCGCGCTTTGTTTCCTCGAGGCGCTTCTTTTTGTACTGATCAATGATAGGTGCCTCAATGTAATCGGGGATCATCCGGCCAAAAAAGGGCAGGATATTAGCGAACAGCATGCGCTTTTTGTTTTTAACGGTGCTGGTGGCCTGGTGACTTTCGACCCAGGGGATATACAGCAGGGCGATTTCACTTACAGTCATGATGATATTTCCTGCCCGGCCAAGTTGCCTCTTCAGTTCCTTTTCGATCGCAATCGCCTGCAGCATGTCGACGCATTCTACCCGCTGCGTATGGCGCTTCTGCTTACGCGTCTGCTTACCGTCTTTTTCCTCATGCCCATACCCGCACGAGATAACGATATCAAACACCCCTGTTTTTCCTTTTACTTTTCTCACCGACATACCTCACACCTCCCGATTTAGTCAGTTGTCGTTATAGACTGTTATCGGGAGCCGTTCAATGTTTTGTTTTGCTTCATCTGAAATCTAAGCACACCTTTCTGGACGATATCATCCATCTCCGGCCGCGACAGACGCTTCTTTTGACCGTCGGACAGACCAAATACAGCCATGAGGCGATCGAGCTTCTCTTCGATCCTCGCCTGTCTGCTCTCGATTCTGTTTATGTCGTCAGCGGTCAACATGATTATTTATTCCCGTCACCTGACGTTCCCGCTTCCAGGTCCGCCTGGCGGTTGCACTTGATCATGTAGAGGATCTGCTGATCCGGATCCCGGTATTTGTCCTTGGCCTCCTGGACCAGGTACTCATAGAGCGGCCGATCATCGGGGCCGAAGAATATCGTGATTTGGGGAATTTTCCGATTGACTTCCTCGATCATGTCTTGGTTGGAGATAGGTATCACGATGGGGCCAATACCCTGTTTCATCGCATTTAATAGTTTAGTGGCCGCATTCTTCAACTCAGAAAAACCTGCAGCAGGCTCCGCGTCACCTTTTTCCGTTTTATCCGACAAAAGAGAGTTGTCGACGCTCTCCGGTGATCTATCGTCCGGTTTAGCGGCTTTGATCTGTATCTTTTCTTTCGCCGCCGCGAGGGCTTTTTCCCGGGCTTCGCCGGTGCGGCCCACGGTTGCCTGAAGGCATGTTGCACACAGATCGTGCGAGCCCAGTTTCATATCGGATCGGGCACAATTCGGGCAAGTTCCGGTCTTTGGTTCCTTTTTCTTCCGCATCTTATCTCCCATGCCAACCCTCGTTTCTTCCTGTTCCAAAATCCCCTGAGCAACCGCTTCCGGCGCAAATTCAAGTGCTGACATCACCCCTGATTCTGCCGACGCGGGGATCTGTTCGACAAAGACCGGCTTATTGCCGCCTGGATACCGATTACCGCAGATCCGACAGACAATATAAGATGAGTTATTGAGTCGGTCGTCGTCCCGCCAGAGGCCACGGGAGCCGCATTTTCCGCACTTGTAAGGCGGGCTTTTGGCGGCGATTTCAGGCATTGTCCTCCGCCTCGGCGATGACATCCCTTGCCCTTCGAAGGGCGATGCCTCCCTCCTCCATTGTTTGTACGTCATCACATTTTCCGCCCAGCATAATGATTCTGTCGCGCCCGTTCTCCAAAAGAAGAACATAAGCCCGATAAAGTTTTTTTAGTTCATCCAGAAGCTTAGGTGCTGCGGCAATCAGACGGGCGTTTCCCTCAGACATTGGACCGTTCCCGACGATAGCCGTGAAGATCGGATCAACGGGGTCCATCGATGACATAACCATGTAATAATCAGATATACTGTCTCCGTGCGCCACGGAACGATCAACCGTGGCACAGAGAAGAGACTTGATCTGTTCTATTGTGGGCGGGGTATTAGGCTCATCCCGATAAATTGCCACTGTCCACGGACCAGGTGTATGTTTCACACTCACCCCTATCTTTCTCCCCGGTTCATGCGCCAGGCAATGATGGCCAAGACACCGGCGGCGGACAGATTCGCCCAGGGAAAATACGGACCGTCGGAGCCCATGACGAGGACCGACACGACGGCCAGGGTCACGGCGGCATAACGGACCGCCGGTTTGCAGATCTCACGGATCCGCGACCACCAGAGAGGGGTAGCATGGCTGTTATTGAGATAGATTTCTGCGATCTTCACGTCTATCATCCTCCGCGATTGTTGATCAGGGGGCGTCCAGTACAACCCCCTGATCGAGACCGACAATATGCCCGTTTACCGATGTCGGGCGCATCATCCGCGTGAAACGACATTTAATGCACCAGAACAACTCCCTCCTTTCGGTTAAGATCTGTCACGGGCCGGACACCCCATCCGACTCCTACACGCCCATACAAGCGCCGTCGCATCCCCGGCATTTCCACGCCGCCGTGACATTTCTGGTAGCGAGGCCCGGAATCGAACCGGGAAGCCTGGCTTATGAGACCTGGCGGGGAACCATCCCACCCGCATATTCAAAGAACACCTTCTTCCCGCGTTTTACCCTCTTTTAATTTGGTGCGGCAGCCCATGAGGGCTCATGCCATGGAGGGTGGCAAGGCATGGATGATGCCGCACCATTTCCCTTTTCCGCTCCTTACTGCCGCTCCCGGATCATCCCGAGGGACGTTGCCGGTTCCGAACCATCGATGCCCCATCGTTACCTGCGCGGCGCTTTATAATTTGTCACCGTCTAAGTGGTAACGGACTGTCGATCGATCCAGAGAGCGGTTGTTACGATCAGGACGATCCGGATGGTCATCGCCGTTAAAGCTCGATCCGGACGGTCCCGCTATGGACCCCAACGGGTCCATAAATTATCAAAGAGGAATAAAGCTACTTTTGCACTTCTACCGACTTGACCAGGTTAATAATCGCCTGGATGGCCTCATGTCCTTCCCGTACAATGCGTTCCTTTTCTTTGACCGAAACTCTCCCATCGGCCATGCTTTGATCTACTTCTCCCATCAGCTCCCCAAATTCCTTAATGGTCTGCATGGTAAGGCGGCAGATATCCGGCAGGGATTTGTTCGGCGCAGGAAGGGGAATAGCCACACGACCCAGGGAGGCCTCGATGAAATCAAGCGTTGAAAAGTCTTTTGTAATTCGAATTAAGGGGATTATTTTGGACAGAGGAAACCGGCATCCGGTGCCCGTTTCCGATTCTTCCTGGTCGGCCAGGGCGGCCCTGGCGATGTAGCTGTATGACATGCCGATTTCCTCGGCGATAACTTTCAGGGGTTTGTCGTTGCGGTGAATGGTGTTGTACAGGCAATCTTTCAACGTGCTCATGATAATTCCCCTTTGGTCTTTTAATTTACACAGCTTATTGTTCTGTTAAACTGGCATCATGGAAAAAGACGCCGTTATCATTCTTAATTGCAATTTGCTTTTTGGTGTGTATAATCACCACCGGAGAGCATGGAATTTATGGCCTCCAGGATCTGGACGGATCGTTTTCCCGTCCGGTAGCCGATCAGGGCGTTGCTGATGGTGCTCGGGTGGATATCTTCCCCCATGTAAACAGATAGCCGCCGGGTCAGATCGGGAAGGGCGGCATGGATCTTGACAGTGATGCCGTGGTCGATCATGGTCTTATAAGTTTCTTTGATGAGTTCGTCGTGAGTCATGTGGTTCCCGTTGTTATTTGGAGTTGCCATGGAATTACCTAATGTTGTTCATCCTAAGTTGATAAAGGTTGACGGATACACTTTACAGATCGTTTCCTTTGACCGCTTGACAGATGAACAGGCCCTGAAGGCTGCGGTTCATTTTGTTCGCACCCACAAGTTGAAGAAAGCGGACAAGACTGGCGTTCTGAAGGTAATAACAACTCTCGACAAAGACTTTGCAGAGCGCCTATGAGCATGGGAATGTGATCCCGATGCAGTTTAAGTTCCGTGTTGGTGTGAAGGGCCATTATAGCGATGTGTTTCCGCTGTCGACTGTATCTGATGGCCAGGTGACAATATTTTTTTAAGCTTGGTTTTGGCATGTCGCGCATCCTTATGAGGAATAATTTATGAAACGCGGTGATGTTTTTACAAAAATATTGAGCGAGGTAAGTGGCAGACCAGAGCATGAGCTATTGGATATATTAGAGGCATTTAAGGCCACCATACCGGGACAACACAAATTTGACGAAGAAATATCCGATCTCGAAGGCGAATGCCTTCTAAGCGAGTTGCGCAAAGAAAAAGATGGGATCGCGAACTGGCTCAACAAGGGATACCTCCAGTTTCTTTTAAGGACTCAAGAACCTCAGGGGCATGCTTAACGATGTACTCGCCGCATAACTCCTGAAAACGATCGATGTCTTTTTGTGAGGTAAAGACGGAATCAAGATATTTTAAGAATGCGGTCATGTGTTACACCCTCCTTTGTTCTCTTGGGTGGGAGGGTACACGCGTATTTTATATCTGTCAAGTAAATATTTTACGAATGGAATAATTATTAAATGAGCGATCTACACAGAAACCTCGAACTGTTAAGAAGAATCACCGGCCTTGGCAAGTCTGAATTTTCAGAACTGCTGGGGGTCCGTAATATATATCGCAATGATATTAAATATATAGGTTATAGACCACTCCAAGCAATAAAAGAAAACTTCACTGGCGTAGATGAAGGATGGTTGAGCACCTACCACGAAACTTTATCTGACGGTATCATCTTTACGCCACGTAAACCTCTTCCGGGTCAATCGTATTGCCGCCCGGACGATAACTCTGTGATTAACCGTGCGGCGGAAGAAATGGATCAATACCAAGCCAGGGCAATCATGCTCACATCGAAGGTGATGACATCGCGCCATAAAGAGATCGGCAAAGCGCTGATGAAAAACCTCGAGGAATTTGCCGAGGCGGTCAGCACAAAGGACGAGCTGGCGAGGTGTAATGTTAAGCTCGAAGAACAAGACAAAAAAATCAGGGAAATGGACGGAGAAATAAAACATCTCAAAAAACAAGTTGAGGAGTTGCTCAAGCGGGAACCGCAATGCGACTCGGCTGCGCCAGGGGACACAACGCCTGTCACCGAAGAGAAGGCAATGTGATTTATCTCGATTTCCTTTCGGCGGCAGGCGTTCCATCCCGGGGGGGTCGAGAAAGCGGTGGGGCGTCTTTAATTATTTAATGATCGGGGGTGCATCATTGAAACTTCTATTTTTTCTGCTTATCATCGGCATCATCTATGTTCTGTATGTCATCGCGAAGTTACCTAAAGAAGACAAATCAAAGAAATTACGAATTGCGACCGAATACGATATCGCAAACGAAAACGATGTAGAGGCGGATCTGATCCGGGATGAAATCCGCGCCGAGGTAAAAAAGCACGCGCCCGCCGTTACCGTTCTTCAGGCCCTGTCCCGTCTCGACGGGACCGCATCCAAGGCCGAACAGAACCTAATCTTTGAATTCATGAGCAGAAACGGCGGCGTTTTGTCATACGAAAGACACCGTCCGCACTTCTCCGATTCCGTGAGCGGTGAATGGAATTATGCGGCGGAAATCGATGATTTCAAAAGGATAATCATACCGCTGGCGTCGATGACGTTGCCGTACCGGATTGATGTTTTCGCTACGGCCCAGGCCATTGTTGCCGTCGGCGGCGCCCCGCGAAAACGGGAAGCGGAAGCGCTGGATCTGCTGCGCGATCTGATCCGTGAAAGAGATACGGAACCAGTCGGAGGCGATGGCGAATACGAAGGGAACGTGTACATATTGGGCAAATAGCCTTAATCCGACATCGGGGGATTAAGCTCTACCCGATATCATCCAATTAATTGATCAGATTAAAGAAGGAGGATGCCCATGGCCATAGGCAAAAAGGTCACAGAAAGAATCACGTCTCAATTAAAAAAATATCAGGCCGTGCTCGCAGAGGCGAAGAACCGGGATATCAGTGAATCGGATACGATGGTCATTATTGCCGACATGCTCTCGGATATTTTTGGGTACAAGAAATATGTTGAGATCACGACAGAGTTCGCCATCCGGGGAACTTATGTTGACCTTGCCGTAAAGGTTGGGCAGGATATAAGATTCTTGATAGAGACGAAGGCGGTCGGCGTCACTTTGAAGGACGCCCATGTGAAGCAGGCTATCGATTACGGTGCAAACCAGGGGATCGAATGGGTCATTCTCACCAACGGCACGGTCTGGAATATCTATAAAATACAGTTTCGGCAGCCGATAGACAAGACTCTCATCTATGAAGTCGATATTCTAAAAGCTAACCCCAAAAACGCGCAAATACTTGAATGCTTCGGAAACCTGAGCCGAGAAGGATTTACCCAGTCGTCCATGGCTTCCTTTTGTCAACAGCAGCAGGCCACGAGCAAATTTTCTTTGGCCGCCATTATTCTCAATACAGAAATGCTACAGGCGATTAAGAAAGAGCTGCGAAAGATCAATGCCGCTATAAAGATTGAGGATGATCATCTGCGGTCCATCCTGCAAAATGAAGTACTAAAAAGGGAAGTGGTTGACAGTGAGGAGTCGAGGCAGGCGGTTGAATTCTTAAAGAAGTCCGCGAAGATCGCGGCAAAGTTAAAAGTTAAGGCGCAGGCGAACAGCAAGGATAATGGTTTGAAAATAATCGATACGCCACCCAAAAAGGAAGAGGCTGCCCCGACGCCAGAGGCCGTAAAGGCGGAATAGGGCAGGGAAGTGCGTGGTTTATCGGATATTAATGGGGGTGTGAGATGTTTGGACTTGATAATTTCTTGCTTTATTTGTTCATTATCTTTCTGTTTTTCGCGGTCCAGGTTATGATTCTGCGGTGGGTTCTGCGGGTGAATCATATCGTTGATCGGCTAGATAACATCGTCAACGCGCTCAAGGTCGGATTTAATATCGAGGAAAGCAAAAAATGACGAGGAACAGAGTAATAAATAAAAGCCCCTTCCTTATTTTACTGATCATTCTGCTCATTTCCGGCTGCGGGAGTTATGCTTCCGTCGATATCGGGCTCAGAAAAGATAAAATGCAGCCAGTCGCCCAGCTTGCATGTGACAGAAAGCTCGATGATTACGAGATGCACAATGCTATTTCGAGAGAGTTAACGGTGAGGGGATTCACCGTTATTGATCGTTCCGATGAACAGTTTACGACGGGAGAGGGAACCGTGGTAAGATATATGGATCGGTGGAGTTGGGACCTGGTCATGTATTTACACGACATAAAGATGAGATTTATAGACGGAAAAACCGGGGCGATGATAGTGAACGCCTCGTATGATCAACACTTGTTCCATAACTACAAGAGCCCGGATTCCGCCGTCATTGATGTATTCGCAGCCATCGACGCAAAAGCAGGAGAGTTGCTTCCGAATGGCGGAAGATCATCATCCGGCGTCCCGCCGGAAATGCTGCCCCCGCCGGAAATGACAAAGGATCTGCATCCATAAATCCAATAGCAGGCGAGAAGAGAGCAGGATGACCGGACGAGAAGAGGGCTGTAGCGCCGCTTCCGGCGCATTATATCCCTCCTAATCAATCGCCGAGAAATCCATGCTAATCTCATAGGTCACGGTTAATTGTGCGCCGTTGGCTACCGGTACTGTTGGGTCGAGGACAGAGCGCTCAACCATATAATATCTAGTTAAATTACTGGCATACATGCAAAAAACAGCGTATAGTCCGGTTTCCTTTACTGTAATACTTCCGCCTGAGTTATTGTTAAATATCCTTGCTAATGTTGCTTTCCAAGTTTTTGTACCGGACGTATAGGCAGATGAAGCGCCAGCCATCGCTGCATATGCCATTTGCCCAGATGAAGCGCCGTGTGCTATTATTGTTCCTAAAGTGTAATGATCGACAGAGAAGGCCGTATCTCCCGTTCCGATTACAATACCACAAGCATTGTCTGTTGCCACATCTACGATGCCCTCAGTAAATACGGCGTTATTTGAATCGGAAGCGCAAGACAGATAGGGTGAGTAATCAATGGTTCCTCCTACTTGTTTCCCGGACATATAACCGGCACCAAAATTATTTGAGTTACCTCCCGGGGCCCTGGTTAATATTCCGTAAAGGAAATTGTAAAAATTCCTCGTCCAGCTATGCCCACGCTGCTTGTCGTCGAAAACAAGCACACCATCCTTATCATGCACCTGAAAGCCGATATGAATTTCCGGCGGTGAAAGAACACCTAATTCCCAGCACTTGCTTTTCAGTTCTGCGAATTTTGCTTCTTCGATTGGATTTAACATTGTAGCCTCCTTAATCTTTAGTCCAAAGATGATGAGTACCAGACCCAGCACTCGATGTATTTATCGCCGCTCCACCCGCCGCAGCGGAAACATTGAAAGTATTTTCCGCAGGGTCCTTGACGTAATAATGAGTGAACGCAGTCAGGCCCGTCGGCAATGCACCCGTTGTTGTGAAAAAGACTTCCCTGTTCGCAGCAAGGCCATGTGATGCTTTCGTTACAACTCCCGGCGATGCTTGGCTTATCGTCGCCTCTCCTGCATCGGCGAAGGTGGCGACCCCCGTTAATGCGCTCACGGACGGAACCCCTGGAACCGATAGTTCTTGTGCCGGTACCGATACCAGATCTTCCGCTATTACTCCTGTTGACACACTCACGGACGGAACCCCTGGAACCATCCCGTTAAATTCATGGGAAATCTGACCGTCCGTATTTATCTCCGTCTTCAGATCTGTTCGCGCTGAAGCGGTCCACTGGGCGTATAACACAACGCTGCTTGACGGCATAATAAACGTCGCTGCCGGATTATAGGATGTCCCGCCACCATTTTCCTGAGTGTTCCAGTTTGTAAACTCCGCCCCCGACTTTTCAAGAGTTGCTTGCCCCAGAACCGTAACCGTGTCGCCGGGAATGTATTCATTCGAATCTACAGGAGCAGTTCCACCGGTATTCCCATTCCCGTCATAAGCGACGCTGAGCGGCTCTCCCCATTGAGCATAGAGAGTAATCATCGATGGAATATTGAAAGTGTCCTCGGGCAAATAATCATCGCCCGATCCGTCGGTTTGGGTATTCCAACTGAAAAATACATTATCTGTTTTTGTCAGTGTACCCTTGTCGGCGATCTCGACAGATGCATCAGGAAGATACTCATTTAAATCAACGGGCGCTGTTCCGCCGGTGTTGCCGTTACCGTCATATGTTACGGTCACGTAGCGGGCGTCGATGGCGTGGTCCTGAGACTGCCAGGAGTTGAATCCATCGCGCATGCTCGTAACCGTGACGCGGAGGGATTTGTTAAGTCTTCCTAGCCCACTGTCTGTAATCTCATCAGCCAGGGGATAGACCTTACTCGTTCCCGTTTCCCCGCTGTAGGTTCGGATCAGGGTGTCGGCCTCGCCGTAGATCTTGATCGTGTAGGTTGTGCCGTCCTCCGGACCGATGTTCCCCTCGCTCTGAGCGATAATCGGTCCCGTTTGTGTCAGGCGGTCGCGGTGCGCCCAGGCGATGGTCAGCTCTCCGGTAATGGATTCGGGATAGGAGGCAGTATTCAATAGAAACTTTCCCGGAGGGTAGGGCCGGATCATCCGGGCGTCAAAGGTATAATTGTTCGTAGCCGCATCCTCCAGATCCAGCTCGCCCAGCATGGTGATCGTACAGGCCCGGACGTTGACGATCTCACTATCTACCTTCTGCACGTTTTCCGTGCCGTAGAACTGATCGGCAAACCAGACCCGCGCCGCGGCCAGGTGTTCCGCCGGCACGGTGTCCAGGATGCCCCGCACGAGGGTCATTTCGCCCGTGATAGAATCGACTGCCGTCACCTGGATCAGTTCGTCATCGATATAGGCGTAGGAGTCGAGAAACACGCTGTCGATGCCTCTCATGTTTTCCAGCGTGGCTGTCGTATCGGTTTTCCCGATGGCGGCGGCCAGCGTTCCCGTTGGGGTGAATCCATAACGGCCCTTGTCGGTGTACGAACCGCTGTTCGGCCGCGTGTACATCCGATATTCGATCGAATCTCCGGAGGGCTGGGTATAGAGGGCCATCAAAAAGCCCCCCAGGTCTTCAATCTCCGCCCAGGCCGCTTCGCTTTCACCGAGCACCTGGATCATTTCATAATAGGTCATTTCCTCCAGACGACGGTTGACGACCGCCACCGGCTCGGAAACCGGATTGACCCAGTTCGACGCCGGAACGTCGGCGTAAAGCGCCTCGGCCGTGCCGTAAATATCCTGCAGCGCCGCAATGGTGATCTGTCCGTTCTGCATGGTGCCGAAGTCGATGGCGACCACCCGCATGATTTCCGAAGTCACGCCATATTTCGGCCAGGTGAATTTGAATACCGACCCAGGCCTTAAATCCTTCGCCGCCGAATTGGCGATCAGGTTGACCACCGCCAGCTCCGTGGATACCTTCCGCAGCTCCCGCGCCGCCACTTTTGAAGCCACTGTGGCGTTGCTGATTCCGGGATAGTTGACGACGTGGGGCACAATCTGCCCCTGGCTCTGGATCAAGGCTATATTGTGGACCGTGACGGCGTTATCCTCATCGTCCGCCTCCTGGTGTTCAACGAATTTCAGGGTGACGGTATTGGCCATCTCCGCACGTGTATGCCGGGTGTAGGATTCAACCTTGATGATATTCGATGGCGATAACTCGATCAGGGATTCCACATCGTAATCATCCCGCTGGAGTTTCAGGGTAAACAATCCGTTGGACCGCTCGACATAAAGAACCGCATCGATCTGATCCTTGATCTCGTCTATAAAATCCTCGATAGAGATGGACCGATCCCACAACAGGGACAGACCCAGCCCCTCGTTGTAAAGGGCTACCGCCGCCGCCGCGAACGCCGTCTGATCGATGTCCGTCGCCAGATAACCCATCCCCCACTCATCGTCGGTCAGGCAGTTGTAAATAATATGGGCGGGGTTCATGTCGTCGCCTATTTTCGCATAGGTGTTTTGCCAGTCGATATTCGTGCGCCTGGCGCAGATCCGCCAGGGTTTCAGGTAGGAATTGTCTCCCAGATACATCTGGCGCGATACCAGACCAACGACGCCCCTGAAGGCGGGAATTTCGCCCAGGACGGATTCTAGGTAGGTGTTGGCGGATTGCGCAGCTTCCCCGAACTCGACATCAAGAAGTCCCGCCACGCCGCCTTCCCGGGATTTACCTCCGTAAAGATTCCGGTTGTTTATGGTTACTTGCCCCGTAGCGGTGACGTTCCCCCGCCATACGGCATATTCCTCGGTATTCAGGCCGGTCACCGCGTCCACCGGACCATGACAGATGATCATGTGCATGCCTAGATAATATCTGTATCCGACAACGACGGATCCGTGCTTACTCCCCATGCTCTGCGGCCTCGATCAGTTTTTTGATTTGCGCGTCGTCAATTTCCCTTAATTCATCCGCGTCAATGCCACAGCGGATGAATTCACGGAAATTGATCCCGTATTTCCGGCACACCTTCCGGCAGCCAGCCAGGCAGTAAGACAGTTTACGGGCATCGGAGACAGTAACTTTCACGTCCATCAGTATTTTTCCTTTTTGGCCTCGATCTTCAAGTTCCCGTACCACACGACGTTTGGCGATTTGATCCAGCGCGTCCCGAATAAAACGGGTATTTCCCGACCCACCTCGGCAGTCGGCACCGTGAAGTCTTCGATCCCCGCCGGTTTTGGCGCAGTCGGTTCCTGCTGTTTTTTGCGGTTCAGGTAATAACTGATCAGAGACAAGATGATCATGACGACGACGTAGGCGAGATCGTCCCATCCCATGATGGCCATCATCAGAGGTGTTCCGTCCGGAACCTGCATCGTCAGCAAAGGGTCAAGATCAAACATAAGCTCTCCTATAAAGCCCTTCCGGACACGCCGAGGGAACCAAGCCCCTCAAAGGGGGTCTGTCCGGGGATCCAGGGGAAACCGCCGAAATTGTCCAGGTTGTCGAATTTGTTCTTGCAGTCGGTCATCAGGTGATTGCAGCCGGGATAAATCTTGATCGCCCCCGTGTGCGCCAGGACGCGGTCAATTCCGATCTGATCCCCGATATGCGACAGGATCATGCGGTAGCGGATTCCCGCCTGGACCAGATAGCCCGCCGTGAACCACCCGTCGGCGTAGCCGCCGAGCCCGCTAACGGTTAAGGTCTGTCCGTCGTAATCCGTCACGTTGGCGTTGACGACGTAGGAATCGGGAAGCAACCGGCAGCCCTTCGTGCCGTCCGCGCTTGTTTTATACAGGGCGTGCCGGCAGGAGAGTTGATAAACAGCCCGAAGCCCCGGACGCCCGATGGAGGTAAAAATGGATTCCAGCGTGACCTTGGCCTTGCTCCCCGTCAGATTGACAGAGGCGACGCGGCCCTTCCAGATCATCGAGCCGATACCGCCGCCGTCGATTTCAAATATTGTCAGCACCACCGTCGATTCGGGGCGGTCCACACCACAATAACAAGACACCAGGTCATTGTCCCGGGGGGCGCTGATCGCCAGGGGGGATTTGTGGACGTTTTCGGTCATTTCGATTTTGTCCCGTCCGATGGGGACGGCCCGGTAAGTTTCTCCCAGGTAGACCTGATCGCAACCGGCGGAGGTGAACAGCCAGCGCTCGGAAGCAGATGTGAATTTGTAGACCTCAACTTTCATCGTCAAGCCCCATCAGTCCGAAATTAGATGACATCCTGCCGGCCGCCTGCCAGGCAATCTCGATTCGATCGGCGGAGAGCCGGACCAGGGAAAGAAAGGAAATCCGGTCGAAACTGTCCATCGTCCCGTTGAAACCCAAAGCGGAATCCAGGGTAATCGTTTCATCGTCATCGTTCATCTGATAGCCGACGATCTGCCGGAGCAGCACGGTACCGTCCGTCTTGAAAAACGCCAGGTTCTGAAACTGCGGGTTGTTATAAAGGAGCGTGGCATACTCGATCTTACTGATATAAAGATCGACATCGGCGCTGCCGAAGGGCTCGGCCAGTTCCACATCTCTGGTAAACGTCGGCGACCAGAACGGCCGGAATCTTCCCTCCCGACGATGCAGCCATTTCCGAAAAGTCCAGGCATCCGCCCGGCTTTGCACCTTTACCCCGATCTCTTTCGTGGCGATCCGGCTCCAGTCCATGCCGGAGTCGATAGCGGTCAGGCCCGTGTCATAATCAATATACTCGATCGGCCTGGTCATTTCCCGCGCCTGCATTTCACCGGAAATATAATAGGGGGCCAGCAGGGTATCGAGGCCGCGATACTGGACCGTGGACGCCTCGCTCGCAATGACTTTCGTATCGATAACTTCAAAACGAACCCGATGGCGGGATGCCTGGACGGGCGTGTCCTCGCTGGTCGTACCGCCCAGTATTCGGGCGATCCGGGCCGGAGCTACGACGGGCGTGGTATAGGACTGCTTCACGGGGTAGGTCAGGTTGACGCGGTCGGCCAGCACCTCTGTGATCGTCAATACCTCGTGCTTATTATACGATTCCAATATCGCCATGAACCCGCCGTCCCGATAATCCGCGTTGGCCGTGTCCATCATGATCACGGTCGCGTCCGCCGCGACATCCCCGACCTGCCGGGATTCTCCCCAGATCGGCAGGGAAAAGGTGTTGATATGCCAGCCCAGAAGGACGGCCTGCATCCTCATCCGCTCGTGGGACGTTTCTCCCCAGTAAAGGCCGTCGAATTCCTGACGGGGAGCATATCTCGCGCCTTCCCGCTCTTCCGTCCCGTCATAGGATTCCAGCACGTCTGTCAGCCATTCCAGGGTTTCAATCTGACCCGACTGGGGAATGTGCGGAAAGATCAAGGTCCGAGTGCCGGTTAAAACGATCGTTGCCGATCCGACGTCGAAGGAGAAGACATAATCCGCATCAATGATGGACGGTCCGGACATGGACGTCGTGATGATGTAATCGATGGATTGGAGAGGCTTGACGACGGTCTCCGGGTCCGCACCGGTCAAGGCGATGCCGCTCGTTCCTGTCCCGGTGACGGTGTCCAGGGTTCTTGATGTGCGGCAGGTATTCCAGAGTGCGGCCTCGTCGCTGCGCTCGGCCAGTAGATAGCCGAAATTGATCTCCTGGGGGATGGCCAGGATCTGATCGAACAGGAGATTACCCCACTGCGGGGCCAGGTATCCAACCTTCGCAGATCCTGGTTCGTCAACGGGCTGGGTGGATGTTTTTGTACCGCTTAGACTGGCGGACGGAACCGCCGTCAAAAGAGACGACGCGATCGGACTCCATGCCTCCCAGGGGGGGGCGGAATAACAGGTTAAGACATCGGGTGCAAGCACGCTCATTCGGGCACAACCTTTTTGACGGCAATTGCATAACCATCGGCATGGGTCAGGGATATGGCCGGGAGCACCTTCCAGGTGTACCCGCCGACCTCAACTTCCTGCCCGGTGGTAAATCCCGTAATTCTGGTCAGTCGGACCATGTCAAAGTGACCGAGTATTGTATCTCTCGTAGGCGTTGCAACGCCCATATAACATGGCAGAAGGGGGGATAGGTTTCCGACCCCGCCGGGCATCGCACGCATAAGATTTCCCAAGTAGCCCGTATCTGCATCGGAAGCGGCCGCAAGAGTCAATGACCATGGATGGCGTACAGAGTAGCACGTGTAATAATAAGAGCTATTGTTCATCCGGAACCAATTATCATCGTAATCATCGGTCTCATAAAACAAAAATCCGCGGGCCTCTCTCGGGAGCGGGGTAAATATGTTGGCCGGGAGCTGATCTTCGGCCTTTCGTGATCCCTGGGAGGACGATGTAAAAAATCCGTCAAGGGTGTTTCCGCCGACATTACCAAAAAGCGTCAACTGGCCGAATGCAATCCAGACATACTCGCCGGTGTTTCGCTCAATGCAGGCAACAAAACCATCGTCGTCAAGGAAGAAATAATATGCCGGAATTGTGGAAACGAGACCGGCAACGCATGACCCATGTGCAACGAGGGCAGAAACACCGTAGCCGGCATCGACAGGATACCCCGGCTGGGCGTTCCAGGCCTCTTCAGCATCAAATCCCGTGGATGGGTATATCCCTATACCCGATAAAGGATCATTGTCTGCTCCGTAGTAATAGTACGGCCAGATAAATTTCTCAGCCACGCCAGACCGCATATTGACATACCAGTCGCCGTTCTGCACATGCAGGCGGTATCCGGTACCGTCGGCAGAAAAGTCATTGATGGTATAATCGTTGGTCTCAAGGAACGATTTGATTTTTCCGATCAAATCGTTGACGCCCGTTGCCGATCCGGTTTCGTATGCCATTATGATAACCTCACTGCGCAGTAGTCGAAAATTCCGTTTCGGTACACGTTCTGGACCACCAGATAATCCACCTCGTCAATCGTGACGACGTTCTCCACCGCCTGATTAAAGCCCGTGATGTAGTAGATCCCGTCCAGTTCACCGAATATGCCCTGTACCGGCGATCGCATGTGCAGAATCACCGGAACCAGGACATAAGATCCATCGTTGATATTTGCGCGGACACTGTTAAACCTGACATTGTTGTATCTGCAATACGGCCAGAGGGCTTTCCAGTCGGTTTGGGAGGCGTTCGCATGGTAATAGCTGTTCTGAATCCCGTGCCATTGGCTGTCCCAGAAGCGGCAGGACGATCGCGGGTTGGCTAAAATATCCGATTCCGTCCCCGAAGTATTGCAGCAGTTCGGCTGCATGACGCCGAGACTGTGCGTCGCGTCCTGGACGGACCAGCGCTCACCGCTGTAGCCCGTGTGCGTCCCGGCGATCACCAGCGGGTAGGGCATGATGGACGGGGGAAGGTAGGGATTCAGGAGCCCCAGGTAGGCGATCTGATAGACGGTGGAAACCTTGGCCACGACAATCACCCGGCGACCGTCGCCTACGAACCAGTAGGGAATGGAATCGTCAAACAGGCTGATGCGCGGGCGGTTCGGAGACGACGCGATCGCCCCGGGTTGATTGTCGAAGGTCAGGCCGCTACTGAAGCCCGTAAAGCCGCACAGCTCCCAGTTGTAATAGTCTCCCGCTTCGGAAGAGAAGGTGCGGATCCCGACGTAGATTTCATCTGCCTCTTCCAGGCCGGTCCCCTTGGCGATAAATTCGTATTCGCCGGAAGTCGTGTAGCGCTGCGACTCCCAGTCGTTGGCCAGCATGAATGTCCGCAGTTTGTCGAGCAGGTCCAGATAGTCGGCGGCGGTCCCGGTTGCGTATGCCATTTTAGGAGTTCCTCCTGATAATGTTCATGATGACTTTCTCCCCAGAGGGAGAACTGGCCCAGTTTTCCACGATGCCCGGGTCCAGGACGTTGATGATGCGGATGTTCGGGGAGCTTGCCTTTTCCCCCATAGCCTTCATCTGGCCGGGGGTGAAGACGCCTTCGTCTTTGCGGATAATCGCCGCCGTCTCGCCTGGGCCAATGCCGCTGTGATAACGCGGGGCGGTGTCGAAGATGTGGGGATTTAATCCGATGCGGATAAAGCTTGGCTCACTGCCCATCCCGCCGGAATGATAGCCACCAGCAATGCCTCCATAACCGCCGCCCTGGTCCGATATGGCATACCCCGCCTCCGAACCCGCGCCGAAATCGGTGGTTCCTCCGATAGCCTTCGCAACAATGCCAATCCCCAGCTTGATCCAATTGAACGCCTGTACCTCGAGTTCTTTCAGTTGTATCCGGATCAGGTCATTGATGATGGACTGAGCCAGAGACGAAAACTCGAACTTTCCGGTCCTGGCAAATTCGGCGATGGCGTCCGTCATCTCTCCGAAGGCCGTCTTGAATCGTTCTCCGATCTGCTCGCTTGTATGGGAAGCGTCTTCCTCTATTTCCCGCCAGGCGTTTCCGATGCTGCCCAGAAAGGTCGTTTTCTGAAATTCGTCGTTCAGATCGATGATGGCCCCTTTTGTCCGGTTGATGGCATCGAGCTGGGCATACCAGGAAGAAGGGTCCGCCTGCTTGTCCAGGGTCAATAGGTATTCATCCTGGATGACGATCAGCTCCTGCATCAGGCGGAGCCGTTCGGACAGGGTATCCCGGTGCAGGGCCCCTTCCTTCTCCGTCAGGTCCAGTTCGGACAGGCGGGCGTTTATCTCGCCCTCGCGGAGGGCCTTCAAGGTCAGGAACGCTTTTTTTTGCTCGGCAATAGCTTTTAATTTTTCCTCGGTTTCCTTCTTGACCCCGTCAACGGCTTCCTTCCTGGCCTTCTCGGTAGCTTTGGCCACGGCCTCGTCGTCCGCGGTCAATCTGGCCCGGTCTATTTTCGCGTATGCCTCAACCTTTAATTCAGAGGGTAGATCCTTGAACTTTTTTTTCAGCTTGTCCGCTTCTAATTCATTCTGGATCAATGCTTTCCGAAGGTCATCAAGTCCGCCGCCTTCGATCTTCGCGGACAGCGCCAGGGATGTTTCTTCCCATTGCTCTCTGAGACGCTTTATTGATTCGACGTCTGCTCCATTGACAACGGTATCTGTCCGTCTCTTCCCTGAATCGGCGCCGATATCGGGGATTTTTAGTGCACCGGACCATTTTCGCATGATCTCATCGATCAGCTCCGATACGACGCTATCAACGCGGTTAAGTTCCCCCTTCATCGATGCGATAAGTCGCTCGTTTTCCGCCTTCTTTTTGGGGTCTTTAACAGCCCACTGGCTGCTTTCCAAACTCCATATCTTTACCCGGAGATTGGTCTTGTCGAAAAAACCGGCGGTCTTCGCAGCCATGATTTCGATCCCGCCAATAAAGGGAATGATCGCGTTCTGCAGGGTCCAGTTAGCCGCCTTGGCAACGGACAGGAAGGCAGGCGCCAGATCGTTTCCAAGTCCGTTTTTTAGTTTGATCACTTCGACGCTGAGCTTCGCCTTGGCACCGGTAATGCCTTCCGTGGCGCGTTTCGCGTTGCCGATATGCGCTTCTGTTTCCTTCATGATGCCGTTGTATTCGGCCTGCCGCTTTTCCGCCTGGGAAAGAGAGGCCGCGCTCTTGCCGATTTCCGAGGCGTATTCCTTCCACATGACGGAGACGTTTTTCGTCACGCCGGCATTGTCGACCAAAATCGAGTTCTCGTTCTTTAGACCTTCCGTCGCAGAGATGACGGCCTCGGCCATAGACAACTGGCCCTGGCGGTTGAACGCGGCGGCGTCCTTTAGCCTGGTCAGGATGTCGATTGATTCCTGGAGGTTGTAACCACGAGTCAGCAGGTTTTGCAGGGCGCGAGACGCGCTGGTCACATCAACCAGACCGTCTTCGGCGAGCTTTGAAGCTGCCTGGAGTGCTTCTCCCAGGTTTTGACCGGCATAACGGGCGACGGCAGCCAGGCCACGAAGGGTGTTCTGCATCCGCTCCGCCTCATCAATGGACGATTTCAAGAAGGTCATGCCCCGATAGGCGAGAAAACCCTGGATGGCCATGGTGACAGCGTTCCGGAGTTCATTCATCCGCTGATTCAGCTTCGTCGTCGAGGCCTCGGCATCCCGCATGGCCTTTTCGGCGTTGGAACCGAACTGCTTGACGACGCCGGAGGCCTGGTCCTGGGCGCTGAGAATGATTTTAACGTCGGCGGCGGAAATGGGCATTAGTCTTTTCCTTTTGGTTTGATGACACTGATGGTGCGCGAACAGGACCCGCAGTCGCTGTCACGCCCCATCCGGCGGCATATGTCGCAATAGTCGTCCTGCATCCGCTTTTCTTTCGTCTCTTGGTCCGGGCCGCATAAAAACCCGATCACGGCCTCCCGGAAGCGGACCTCCCGCAGCCGGTATTCAAGGTACGGCTTTACGTCACGGAGGGCGTAGCCCCATTCGATGGCGTCCCGTCGGGTGATGTCCCCACCGGCAAGGGTGACAACGATCCCGTCAATCCATCCGCCCCCGTCCTGATCGCCCCGGTGGCGGTCTCCATCATGGCCGCGAACCTCTCCAAAAGAGAGGATACCGGGTTCAAGGCGAAAAAATCGTCGATGACCGAGAACAGATCATCAGGGGTCATGGTGAATTCCAACTCCGCGGCCAGGGCGGCGATATCCTTGTACCGTGGGCTTTTCCCCTCTTCGGTCAGTACAATGGCCAGGGCCGGGGTCAGCTTGTCCCCCAGGGCCGCGATGATCTCCTTTATTCCCCCGCTCCAGCGGATCTCCATGCCTTCCAGCAGAGTGACCAGCTGGCGGATCTGCCCCAGGACGAGGGGGCCCTGGGTGTAGGTTTTGTCTCCGATTTGATACTTCTTGATGTTTTCCATAAACACTTTCCTCATTCCTTTCGGGCAAAGCTAGAACGTCGCAATGGGCGACAGGAGCACGCACCGGCAAGCCGAGGCGTCGGCGTCATCGTTATAGTAGGCCACAAACGGCAGCTCCACGAGTAGTCCCGTCGGTCCCTGGACCACCGGAGCCTGGGGCTTGAAGACGATCTCGTCGAAATAGAACGAGAGTTTTTCGTTTCCGGCGGTGGCCCCGGTCCCGGCGCCGGACGTGAAATGCAGTTCCAGGCTGGTTTCCGTATGGGCCACGGCCAGGTTGTACAGGACCACAGCGTCGAACAGGCACTGGAGGGAACCGGATACTTTCGCCGACCCTTCGGGCAGGGAATAGCGCTGCCCCGTCCCGTCCAGGACATAAGTACCGCCGTCGAGTCCATTATCGATCGTAAAGTCAAAGCCTGTCACAATGCCCATGGGCGACCCGCCCTGCTTGACCGATCCCGTAAATCCGTCGAACGGCGTGTGCCCGTTGTCCGTTGCGGTCGCGTCGAACGAGGCGACGGCGACGGTTTCCTTCGCCCCGATCAGGGAAACCGAACAATCGATCATGCCTTCCGTCTTGGCGGTGCATTTGAACTGGTTGACCTTGCAGCCGTTGTATTGGAAGTATTCCGCCGTGGCCAGATCCGTGAACTGCTTTTCGATCATCATACCGACAGGCAGGTCGCCGATCTTGAAGGTGTGCGTGTAGGGCGCGGACTCACCCGATGGCGTATAACCCCCGAAAATATGCTTCAGCATCCGTCCGTACTGCGGGGAAAGCTCGAAGTTAATATCCCCGGCCACATCCACATTGCCCCGCACCGGCATCTGTGGGTTGCGCGATGACCGGATGGTCTTTGATTCGATCAGGTTCCGGTTGAGCCGCACCGATTCACTGATGTACGGCAGAACCATCGCATCGACCGAAGCCGGCGTTGTTTTATAGGCCGTTTCCGTATCGTAGATAATGGTGACGTTTGCACCTCTTTGCTGAGCCATGATTTAATCCTCCTTCGCCTGGCCGTGTCCGGCCCTTTTGGGTTTTTCCTCCGGCCATTCCTTCAAACGGCCCTTCCTGAGCAGAATCTCCGCCAGGTCATCCTGCACTTCCCGTGGTTCGTTGATCCGAAAAAGACCCGCGGCCCCGAAGCTCTGGATCACCGGCCCTTCATCGTAATATATTTTTTTCATGTCCCTGCTCCTTTACGTCGTTACGTTGACCCGCTCTTCCACCACCAAAGTGCAATCCGCCACATGGTACAGATCGCCGCCGTATTCCTCCTCCAGACAGACCGTGACCTCCTCGACCTGGATCTGCCCATGGGAGAGCGCCGTCTCGTTCAAGGTTGGGTTTGCCTTGAACGCCGCGAAAATTGCGTCGATGATCCCCTGAAATGTTTTCTCCGATCCGTCGTCGTCGTTCATCTCGTGCAGGCCCGCAATCCGGAACGTATGCACACGGTCAATCTGCCCCCGGACGCCCATCGTGGCCTGTCGGGATTCCGTCCGCTCCCGGTGGATGATCCAGCCGTTGACGGTCGTCGTCCCGGTTTTCGTCATGAGGTCGAAATAATCGGCCAGGGATCGGGCGTAACGTTCATAGTCATAGACAACGCCGATGCCGGAGACGCCTTCCAGGATGCTCTTGATCTGTGCGCGGATCAGGGCCTCGCTCATTTGTAGTTTCCTCCCTCATCGCGGAACATGGAATCCCAGTCCTTCTCCAGGCCATGCCGGTACCGGGTGATATTGTTGACGATCCGCATGGACAGATTCCGGACAACGTTCCCGGATTCCTTTTCAAAGATCGGCTTCATCAGGGGCCGCTTCGGCGCGACAAGTTCCGTCGTGTCTTTCCGCAGCGGGAACCCCAGCCCGAAAGCAAACCGGCGCATCCGTGGCGTTACGGATGTCCGGAAGCCGCGGGCGGCGTGGCTGATGATCCGCTGGACGCGGTATCCTTTTGTATCGTCGTTTATAAATCCGATATGCGCGTACATGTCGTTCCGATCGACCCGATACCGGACCGCGCCGACCAGGCGGAGCAGGGGAGAACGCTTCGTTGACGTCATGACCCCCTTGTAAATTCGTCGCGATGCCTCTCCTTTTTTTCGGCCTTTTCGGGACATGCGGAAATTCTTGACCGTACCGCGCTTTGCCCGGCTCAGGATGCCCGTATGGGGATTGAGCTGCTGCCATCCTCCGGCCGGCCCGCCGCTGCGTACAGCCTGTTTGACAACTCCCTTCAACCGGTATCCCTCCGCGCTCAGAGCCGACACCAGCGCCCGCCGGGCATACTGGGGAAAGTCCGCAAAGATCTGCTCCAGATTCTCGATGCCGTATTCGCCTGTTTCCCGCTGGATATTGATCTGCATCAGCTCGTCACCTTGTTCGCCTGGATGATCCATTCCAGGCCCGTGCTCGATTTATCCGCACCGATCACCCGCCAGGTGTCGGCCGCGATCGTGATGGTTGTTTTCCTGGTAATGGTCGCTACACCGACGTCACCCTGGGCCTGAATTCTCAGTGTCGCGTTCACCCCGTAACCGTCCGACCCTTTGTACTCGTCGCCCTTGCCGTAACGGATAATGGCGGTACAGGACGAGGGAACGCCGTCGGTGGTCACGGTGACGGTATCCGTCGACAGGCCAGCTTCAACCATGTCCGCGTAGATGTCTGCTATGTCGGATGCGAGGGTCATTTATCCACCTATAAAGCCAGTGCTTTAATTCGTCCGAGTATTACGCTGCCGTACTTATCCCAGAATTCTTTTCCCGCCAGGAATTCAAGACGGTTGACGGCGCCGATGATCTGACCTTTTTCCTCATCCGTAAGTTTCTTTTTCAGGCAGAGGACGTCAAGGGTCTCGACGGTGTTCTGTAAAGAAACGGACAGCTTTAATTTATAATCTTCACCGAAAGAGGCCTTAATGAGGCCAGACACATACGGCCAGGAATCCTTTATCTTGTCAGCAGACGGCGTCCCTATGTCGTAGGCCTCTTGATACTGATCGGCGGTTTTCATTCCTACACGGCTTGACAGTGGCGCAAAGGCGCATCCGGCGAGAAATATCAGGGTGATAATGGTGATCATGATGGCTTTCGTTTTCATTTTTGCCTCACTTAATCCGGCGTGTACCGGCCGTAAATCTGCGCTCGTGGTTTGATGGATTCGAGCCAGTGATTGACCTCTTC